GGTAGTGATGTAGACAAATCTTACTTTTCATCATTTTCGGATATAGTTTTTATATACGATAATGAACCAAGAAATCGTGAAATTGTTAAAAAAATCGAGAATACTATTGATGCTGGATTCTCTGTTTTTTTGTGGCCAGAAAAAATTAAAGAAAAAGATATTAATGATGTAATACTGTCGGGAATAGACACATTAGAATTGCAGAGCATTATAAGTAAGAATACCCATAAAAGTTTGGAAGCCAAACTCAAGTTGGCATCTTGGAAAAGATGTTAAAAAATCATAAAAATACAATATAAAAAGAGGAAAAGAGATGCTAAAAGTAGTTCAAAGTAATAAAGATTCCGATGCAAGAAATATCATGTCTCAGTCAAAATTCTATGAGGCATATAGTAGATGGATTGAAGAAGAAGAAAGATATGAGTCGTGGGATGAGTCTGTAAAAAGAGTTATGGACATGCATAGAAATTATTATAAAGATGTAATGACGCCGGAATTGGGTTTACTTATTGACGAAGCTGAGTCTCTTTATAAGTTGCAATACACTCTTGGCGCACAACGTGCTTTGCAGTTTGGTGGGGATCAGTTATTGAAACATCAAATGCGTATGTATAATTGTACATCTTCGTATGCGGATCGTGCAGCATATTTTCAAGAGTTGTTCTATATTCTTTTATGTGGTGCTGGTGCAGGGTTCTCTGTGCAGAAACATCATGTTGCAAAGATTCCACAGATTGCAGAAAGAAAGAAACAAGCAAAGGGTTGGAAAGTAGAAGACTCTATTGAAGGTTGGGCAGATGCACTTGGCGTTCTCATGTCTTCATATTTTGTCGGTGGTGGTACGTTTCCAGATTTTGAAGGCCGCAAAGTATATTTTGACTTGTCCGAAATTCGTCCACAGGGTGCAGAAATTTCTGGTGGATTTAAAGCACCAGGCCCAGAACCACTTAGAAAGGCACTTGATAAGATTGAACATTTGTTGCAATCTCTTGTGCTAGCAGGTTCATCTGAATTGCGCCCTATCCATGTGTATGATATCTCAATGCATGCCGCTGACGCAGTTTTAGCGGGCGGTGTAAGACGTTCTGCAACTATATGTCTGTTCTCTAAGGATGATGAAGAAATGATGGTTGCTAAGACAGGTAATTGGTTCATTGATAACCCACAGCGCGGCCGTTCAAACAATTCTGCAGTAGTGGTGAGATCTGAAATCACAAAGTCTGAGTTTTCTGATCTAATGAAACCAATCAAAGAGTTTGGCGAGCCAGGTTTTTACTTTGTGGATAACACAGAACATACAACAAACCCATGTGTAGAAATTGGAATGTTTCCGCAAATCGATGGTGAGTCAGGATGGCAGGGATGTAATCTTACAGAAATAAATGGCGGTAAGTGTACATCCAAAGAAGAATTTTTGAAAGCATGTCGTGCTGGATCTATAATGGGAACATTGCAGGCGGGGTACACAGATTTTAAATATTTAAATAAAACTACTCAAAGAATTTTTGAAAGAGAAGCACTATTGGGTGTATCTGTGACTGGTTGGATGAATAATCCAGAAATTCTTTTGAACCCAGAAGTTCAAAAGGAAGGTGCCGAGATGGTTAAGAAAGTAAATAAACAAGTTGCAGACTTAATTGGTATCAATCAAGCCGCAAGAACTACTTGTGTAAAACCATCTGGAAATGCATCTGTATTGTTGCAAACTGCGTCTGGTATTCATGCAGAACATTCTCCAAAATATATTCGTCATGTACAGATGAATAAGGATGCTGAAGTGGCCCAATTGATTGCACAGACAAATCCATATATGGTTGAAGAGTCTGTCTGGTCGAGCAGTAGAACTGACTACTGTATTGGTTTTCCTGTACTTTCTCCAAGAGGTTCTTTATATAAGGAAGACCTATTTGGTACTGATTTATTGAAGAAAGTCCAGTTAGTACAACAAAATTGGGTAGAGAGTGGAACCAATGAAGAACTTTGTGCAGACCCTACTGTGCGACATAATGTGTCTAATACGGTGACTGTTGCGCCGCATATGTGGAGTGAAGTAGAAGATTATCTATATGATAACAAAGATTATTTCGCAGGCGTTTCATTCCTTTCGGGTTCTGGTGATAAAGATTTCCATCAAGCTCCAATGACTGAAGTGTTAGATGAAGATGAGATCGTTGCAAAATATGGCAGAGGTGCAATGTTTGCGGCTGGTTTGATTGTCGATACACGCAAGGGATTTGATAACTTGTGGGAAGCAACAAGTATTGCTCAAATGCCACCAGAATATGCTGGAGAAGTTTCTGATTTACGTGCAGAATGGATTCGTAGGTTTCAGAAGTTTGCAGACAATTATTTCAGTGGAGACACAAAAGAAGCAGAATATTGCTTGAAAGATGTGTTCTTGCTTCATAAGTGGACTAAGATACAGCAGAACTTAAATCCTATCGACTTTAATACACAATTAGAAACTAAAAAGTATACCGATATCGATACTATGGGCGCTGTTGCATGTCAAGGTGGTGCTTGTGAGATCACTTTTTAATTATTCTAAATACACAAGAATAATTAAGGAGAATACTTTTGAAAACATTAGGCTGCAATGAATGTGCTGGTGAATTTTCGATTGAAACACTAAACAGCGAAGAAGTTCGTTTTTGTCCTGTCTGTGGAGAGGCTCTTGAAGACTTTATAAATATAGAGGAAGAGCTTGACATGGATGAGGATGAATGGTTAGAAGAGTAGGTGGAATTGATTATAGTTTAACATGCCCAGCGGTATGTATTTACGAAGGCGAGAAGGAAGATTTTGATTTTGAAAATTGTCAACTTTTCTTTCTTGCCAACCAAAAAAAATATGAGGATTTTCAGTATAAGAATATTGAGGGTTCTCAACAAATAAAAAAATACGAATTGCCAGAAGAAAGATATGACTTTATATCGGATTGGGCAATGGACATTTTAATTTCCCACAATATAGAAGACATAGCAATAGAAGATTATAGCTACGGATCTCAGGGAAAAGTTTTTCATATTGCAGAAAATACTGGTTTATTGAAATGGAAGATGTGGAATGCTGATATGAATTATAGTTTACTAGCCCCAACAGTAATAAAAAAGTTTGCAACTGGTAAAGGTAATGCAAACAAAGAAAAGATGTATGAATCATTTTTGATGGAGACATCTAGAAATCTCAACGAAGAATTAGAAATAAAATCAGAAAAGATAGGAAATCCTGTCTCTGATATTGTAGATTCGTTCTACATTTGTAAAATGGCACTTGATATATAAAGGAGATAATTTTGTCAAGAGATATAATTGAAAAAGAAGATCGTATAGCAATGAATGAGTGGTTGAAGAACAATAAGGTTTCTGTATGCCCTCCATATTTAAAGACGGATGATGAATTGATAGTCATGAAACATCCCAGAAAAAAGAAAAAGAGCTCTTGACATCCGACATCACATTTGGTATATTAAGTTGTAACAAAGAGAAAGATGATTCGATATGACACAGACTGATACAGAATTTATGACAGAAATGAACTACTTTGACACATATGGTGACAGTTGTGAATTTTCTACACGGTGGTCTATGTACGGCGAAAATATTCAAATGGACAATGAACATCCTTTCAAAACCCCTATGGTAATTCAAAACAAATGTGATGTATGGGGATATGATGCCTCTGCAATATGTACTGGAAAAACTTGGGGAGATATATGGCAGGCATGTGATGCAGTAATACGCAATTCATATGATAACGAAGGAAACCAAGACCATCATATCTTTATTGAAGATTTAGAATCTGTTGGTGATGGTGTTTGGGATTTGGTGACTGGTTCATGAATATTTTTCGACTTAATGATGACCCTCTAATCGCAGCAAGAGAGCAATGCGACAAGCATGTAGTCAAAATGATCGTAGAGAGTGGCCAAATGCTCTCTACGACACATCGTATGCATGATGGGCGGTTGACTAAACGACCGTCTAAATCGGGCAAGACGATGGTGAAATACTATGTACATCCGCAAGAAGATATGGAAGATATTTTATACAAGGCTGTACATTTTAATCATCCGTCTACTGTGTGGACAGGTGAATCGAAACAAAATTATATGTGGCACTTCAGACATTTTGTAGAATTATGCCATGAATATTCTTATCGATATGGAAAAGTACATGAGACAGAAAAACTTATTCCATATCTCGCAACTCCACCTAAGAACGTAACTACATGGGAAGAAACTCCATTTAAATTGGCCATGAAGTCAAATCCAGAGTGTATGTTTCCAGAAGATCCAGTCAAGTCTTACAGATTATTCTATCAGACAAAACAAGATCGTTTCAAGATGGTGTGGAGCAAACGACAGATTCCAGAATGGTTTCAAAAAAGTCCTTGACAAACCCCTGTGAATGTGTTATAAGTAATAATGTAAACAATATAGAGATAAAACTATGATCTTGATAGACCTAAGTCAAGTTATTATATCGAACCTAATGACCCAAGTGGGCCCTAAAACGGATGAAATCGATGAAGGCTTGATTCGACACATGATACTTAATAGTATTTTGAAAGTCAAAAAGAAGCATGCAGCAGAGTATGGAAATATTGTAATCTGTTGTGATAATAAAAACTACTGGAGAAAGGATGTATATCCTTACTACAAATTTTCACGAAAGAAAGAGCGTGAATCTTCTGGTATTGATTGGAGTCTCATCTTCAATACAATGAATGAAATGAAATCTGATCTGCGTGAAACGTTTCCTTATAAGATTATCGAAACAGAACGTGCAGAGGCTGATGATATCATTGCTACATTGACACAAACCTATGCACCCTTTGAAAAAATCCTTATCATGTCTAGTGATAAAGACTTCAAGCAGCTGCAGAAGTATCCTAATGTTTCTCAGTATAGTCCTATACAAAAGAAATTTCTAGTAGAAAAGAATCCTCAGAAGTATCTGCGTGAACATATTATTCGTGGAGATAAATCAGATGGTGTTCCCAATTTCTTGAGCGATGATGAAGTGTTTGTAGAAAATCGCAGACAAAAACCCATCACTAAAAAGAATATTACTGAATGGCTAGACCTGTCTAGAAATCCCGAAGATTTTTGTGATGCAAATATGCTAAAACGATGGAAGCGCAATGAGTCTCTTGTAGACTTAACTAAAGTTCCCGATGAAATTAGAAGTAACATTCTAGAACAATTTGAAAACGATCCAAAAGGAGACATGAAGAAAGTATTTGACTATTTTATAAAGAATCGTATGATGTTATTGATGGAAGAAATTGATGCATTCAAGGAACAGAAATATAAATCTTATCATGATTTAGATGTAATGAGGACAGCATGAAAGAAAAGAATAAAAACTACAAGTGTTACTCCAAAGTAACTCCAATCGTTTTTCGTGACCATTGTTATGGTTTCGAAGTAAAAGTAACCGAAGTCAACAGTGTTTGGTCACAAGACGGCCGATCAGTGATTTCTAAAAAGTTCTTTGTTGACGAAACAAAGGCAACTGAATATGCAGATAGCGTTAGAGTGTAATAGGTTGGCCGCGTGATGGAATGGTAGACATAACAGACTTAAAATCTGTGGCCTTAATGGCGTGGCGGTTCGAGTCCGCCCGCGGCTACCATGCGCCTGTAGTTCAACGGTAGAACCTGCCGCTCATAACGGTTATGTTGTCAGTTCGAATCTGGCCGGGCGTACCATTTTATAAGTGAAGATATGAAAAATACACCATATGACAATGACAATTATGCTGAGATGTATGACGAAAGATATTTACATGCATCAAGCACTAAGCAGATCATTAATTATGAATTAGAAATCCTAGAAGAATTTATGGTAAATAAATCTTCTTGGATGGATGTTGCATGTGGAACTGGATATGAACTAAAAAATGCTTCTGGAAATATTTCTAGATATGGATTAGATCAATCTTCAAAGATGATTGATGTTGCATTAAAAAGAACTGGCCATGAAGTAGATTTTACTATTGACAATTTACTAAACCATGTAGTAAAAAGTAAATATGATTTAGTGACAAATTTCTGGTATGGATATATCCACCAATCTTCTTTAGAAGAGGTAGAAATATTTTTCAAAAAAATGGTTGAAATGACAAAAGATGGGGGAGATATATTTGTAGCGATCTGCAATCCTTGGGGAATATTCAGTAATTATGAATATAAATGGGATTCGATTTATAATAATAACGACATGACGCTTGATGCGATTGTTTGGTCTTCTAAAATAAAAGATACCACACATGAATATAAGCATTGTCATGCTCCCCATCCACAATTAATATGTAACTGGATATCTCCACATTTTGAAGAAACTATACGAGTGGACTATCCCACTGAACCGAAAAGATTCGGATTTTTATTTAAACAAAAAAGGTGAAGAAGATGAAAAACTATATTATTGCCACAGCGCTGGCGACATTCGCAACACAAGCAATGGCAACAGAGTATGCAACAATTACTAATGTTTCTCCTAATTATCGACAAGAAACTATTAACACACCAATTCAACGATGTGATATTGTAGATGTTCCAGTCTATGGAAATGTTGGCGGTGGTAATGGTGCCAGTTCTAGTGACATTCTTGGTGGAATGATTATTGGTGGATTGCTTGGTGGAACCGCATCTGGAAAAGATAGTGGTGCAGCTGCAGGAGCAGTTATTGGTGGTTTGATTGCAAATGATAATGCAAACCGCCCAAAGCAAGGAATTGTTGGGTACAAGCAACAACAACAATGTACTACTGAATATCAGTCAACAATTACTAATGTAGTCAAGAACTACACCATTCGATATGATTGGAACGGTGTTGTTGGAAAAAGCTACACATATAACAAATACAATGTGGGCGATAGAATTCCAGTAACTATTACAATTAATGCTAATTAGGCCCTTGACATTTCGCTTCGAATCGATTATATTATATATGTAATCAAGAGAAAAGGAATCATATTATGAACACTCAAATCGAAACCCTTTTAGAAAACATCAAACAAGACTATTTCAATTGGACTAGTCGAAACGGCACTAAAGAATTGTCTGAACATAACTATACTATGATCGAACAATTCAATGACGGATTGACTGTTAATGTTGGTAACAAATACATCAAAGTTATTTCCAATAATTCTGTTTGGGGATTTGTTGTCAATACTGAAAATGACAAAAAATTCAAAAATGGTGATATTTTAAAAGCAGCTGGTTGGAATGCTCCAGCTCGGAATGCTGCTCGGGGAAATGTTTTTGAGGATTACAGTATTGCATGGACAGGGCCTCACTATTTGAAATAGGCCCTTGACATTTCACTGCGAATCGTTTATAGTATAGGAGTAATAAGAAAGAAAATAATGATAGCTCAAAAAAATAAAACAATATTAGTTGACTGTGACGGCGTTCTCCTTGATTGGGAGTACGCCTTTGA